GACGGCATGCTCCCCTGCCCGAGACTGCCCCCTACCGGGAAGCCCCGCCCCGCTTCTCGGATGCCGCCAAGTCGGACTGGAATGGCGCCCCCGAGAGCGTGCGCGCCGCCACCACCCAGGCCTTCCAGCAGTACGAAAAGGGCATCCAGCAGTACCGGCAGGTCGCGGAGGCCTTCCAGCCCATCGCGCACTATCACCAGATGGCGGCCGATGAGGGCACCAACCTGCGCACCGTCCTGGACAACTACAGGGGCATGGAACAGAAGCTCAAGGGCGACTTGTTCGGCGGCTTTGACCTGATCACGCACAACCTTGGCTACAAGCATCCTGATGGCAGGCCGGTCACTTTCTACGATGTGGCATCTGCTTATCTGCAGCAGTCCCCCGAGCAGAGGGGGATGGTGCAGCAGCGAAACAACGCCCAGGCCCAGCACATGATGCTGCAGGAGATCAAACAGGAGCAGCAGAGACTTGCAACCGAATATCAACGGATGCAGTATCAGCAGCGCTATAATCTGACGCTGGAGCAGATCAACAGATTTGCCGACAGCCATCCCGGCTTTGATGAGAGGAGCGACCTCATCAAGGTGGAACTGGATCACGGTTATTCGATCGATATCGCGTATGACCGTGCGATGAAGCTGCGACCCGGCAACGGGTCAACACACGCGGCTCAGACCCGCAACACGTCGGCTCAGACCCGAGACGAAGTCGATCGCTCGATTTCAGGTGCCCCGTCCAACGGCACTACTGCCTCCTATCGGACCCAGAAGAAATCCGGCTCCAACAGGGAGGCTCTCAGCAACGCCCTTCGCAGGGTCAGAACAGGGGTCTAGCCATGGCAGTTCTCGCCAATCTTCAAGCCGACGTTCACTATCATCAGGTTCTCTCGATGGCTCTGGAAGACAGGTCGTCGAGCTACGAGGATCTCGTATCCAATAACAACGCGATGCTGGCCGTGCTCCGGCGCAAGGGCCTGTGGCGCACCTATTCCGGTCCCCGGATCCGCCAGACGTTGCAGATCAACAAGCAGGACGCCCAGTGGTATAGTGGCTACGACCAGCTACTCAACCCAGCGTTGGATTTGTTCAACGATGTATTCTATTCGCCCAAGATGGTCGTCGTGCCGGTCATCTTGTCGATGCAGGAAATCCTCAACAACGAGGGTGACGCGCAGATCATCGACACCATGGAGGCCTACATGGACGCTGCAGAGCGGTCCCTGGAGGACACCATGGACGCAGCCATCTACAGCAATGGCGCTGCCTTCGGCGGAAAGCAGCTGACCGGCCTCGCGGCGGCTATTCCCGAGCTGGTTGCAACTGGCACCTACGCCGGCATCGATCGCACCCAGGCCAACAACGCCATCTGGCGCACCACGACCTGGGATGCGAGCGCGCTCGCCGGCACCACAACTCCGGGGCTTCCTGCAGCCCTGACCACCCAGGTCACGAGCACCAGTATCCGCCCGATGCTGAACTACATCATGACCAAGCAGAGCCGCGGCAAGCAGTATGCGGATCTGCTGATCATGTCTCCGGAACACTACGCCGCCTATGACGCTGCTACAGTAGCAATCCAGCGCATCACCAACGAGACAAGTCTTGGCAAGCTTGGCTTCACATCGATCGAGTATATCGGTGGTGGAAAACGGGCAGAGATAGTATTGGACGGCGGCATCGGGAGCAACATGCCGGCGAATACTACGTTCGGCCTCAACACCGATACGCTGCGCATCCGCTACAACCCCAACAGAAACTTCGATAACCTGTTCAAGGGGCAGGGGCAGATGCCAATCGACAAAGACGCGATCGCACAGTTTATCGGTTGGATGGGTGAGCTGACGATGACCAACCCGATGTTCAACTGGCGCTTCGAGGACAGCAATCCGGCTGCATAAGGCCGGAAGGCCCGCTGGCCAGCACCTTGTCCCCAGGGTGCTGGCCTTTTTTGAAGGAGTGAAGAATGGCACTGGGAGACAGGGCTGCCGGCATCACGCCGTTTTTCAAGACCATGGCGTTCAAGAACGAGCGCAAGAGCATCGAGGCCGGGAGGCCGATCTTCGAGGACGTCGAGGTGTGCGAGATCCGTTTCGCCGGATCGAAGGACTGCGGTGTCTATCGCAGCCACACCTTTTCGCACTGGGAAGTCGACGAGGAAACCGGCGAGAACCAGCACCTGACTTATGCGGAGCGCTGGCCGCGCCAATACCAGCAGTTCCTGGCCAAGAAGCAGCAGACCAAATCAGGAACGCCGCTGGATTACGTTCCTTTTTTGACGGACAGCAAGCGCATGGAGCTGCGTGCACTGAATATTTACACCATCGAGGCCCTGGCGGAGCTTGATGGCCAACCCCTCAAGAACTTGGGTATCGGCGGGCGCGAACTGAAGAACAAGGCCATGGAGTATCTGGCCAGCTCTTCTCATGACGCCACGATCATGCGCCAGCAGCAACAGATCGAAGCTCTGATCAGTCAGGTTCAGTTGCTGCAGGAAGATCGCAAGATCGCGATCGCTGGCCCTGGTCATCGACCGATCGAGGAGCCTGCTCCGGTTCCAACGCCTCCGGAGCCGGATGACGATCCCGACGAGGAAGACGACGGCAAGGGCGAGGACGAGAGGATCGTGTCGGGTGATCATGACACGCCCCCCGAGCTGATCGGCATGAACCGCAACGAGCTGCGCGCCTTCATCCTTGAGAAGACCGGCAAGCGCCCGCTCGGCAACCCGTCGATGCGTAATCTGGTGCGGATCGCACAGGAGCTGGGTGGATGACAGTCCAGTCGGTCATCAGGGAGGTTACGGCATTCGTTGGGGTCAGGCCGCCACAAGGCAGCGTGTTCCTCTCTCCCTATGTCGACCGCACGGCCTGGGAATTCGTCCAGCTCGCCAACGAGATTGCGCAGCGCATTGCCTACGACACGCGCGACTGGACCTTGCTGCGCGAGCTTTGCAAGTCGTTTATCGGAGCTGAATTTGTTGATCCAGAAGATGGATTGACGAAACTTAGACCCTCTTTCGCCTTGCCAGCGAACTACCAGCGCATGCTGCTGACGGCACAGGTGTGGAAGTCGTCGAACACGAACGCGCCAGTCACCTTCGTGTCGGATCCGGATGAATGGCTGCAGAAAGAGATGCAGAATGCGTCAGTAAGTCCGATGGGCGAGTGGACGATTTTTGGCGGCGAGATGCACTTCCGTCCCGCTCTTGCTGTCGGTGAGATAGCGAAATTCTACTACCTGCGCAACAACCCGGTGAAGCTGAACAGCGGCGGCTATGGCTCGCAGTTCCTGAACGATGCCGACACGTTCCCGATTTCGGAACGACTGCTCAAGCTGGCGATGATCTGGCAATGGAAGTGCAACAAGGGCGCGACCTATGCCGAGGATCTTGCCACCTATGAGGATGCGCTGGCCAAGGTGGCGGGAGCAGACAAGCCATCACCCATCATCGTCGGACACATGCCGATCTCTTCCGATGCCAACATTGCCTACTGGGGGCCGACGCCTCCGGGCAGCACCTTCGTGGGTCCGGGGATCTGATGGCACGATCGCTGCCGCACTATCGGGAATTCAGGCGCTACGCGGCGCCGGCCCAGGTTGCGCAGCAGCTCGTTCCAAAGACCATCCCGGCTCCGACGCGCGGGCTGGTGCTGAACGAGAACCCTGCCTTCATGCAGCCGGCCGCATCGTTGGTGCAGGACAACTGGTATTCGACCGAGAACACCATGAAGCTGAGGGGCGGTTCGAAGACATGGTGTACGCTTCCGGAAACGACGCCGGTCAAGTCGCTGTTCAGCTACGTCACCGGCACGGCCCAGAAGATGTTCGCATCGAACATCAGCAAGCTCTACGAGGTGACGTCGTCAACGGCAGCGCTGATCCCTGGCATCGCCATCACGGATGGGCATTTCTCGACGGCGCAGATCGCCAATGCAGCCGGCTACTGGCTGTTCGCCTGCAACGATCTCGGGGAATACGTGCTGCGCTACAACGGCACGGCCTGGGTGCAGCTGACGGCAGCATATGTGCCGATTGCTGGCCAGCCGGGAAGGATCACGGGTCCTGTCGGCAGTCCTGTCGTCAACGGGCTCGGCCTCACACAGGTCTGGAAGTATCGGCGCCGGCTGTTCTTCATCCAGGGCAAGACCATGGATGCATGGTACCTGGACATCGACGCCGTTGCCGGCGAGCTGAAGCAGATCCCGCTGTCGGGCGCCTTCACCAAGGGTGGATCATTGTTGTTTGGCTGTACATGGTCCGTGTCGGCCGGCGACGGCATTGACGACAAGTGCATCTTCGTCACGACCGAAGGCGAGGTCGCGGTCTTCACCGGGACCAACCCAAGCGATGCCTTGAACTGGAAACAGCAAGGCCGCTATCAAGTCTCCAAGCCGATGGGAAAGAATTCATGGCTGAACATTGGCGGCGACGTCCTGATCATCACGGTGGATGGCATCGTCCCAATAAGCCAAGCGCTCGTGAAGGACATCACGGCCCTGGAGTTCTCGGCACTCACCCGGAGCATTCACCCGTTGTGGAAAGAGGAAATCCTCGACAAGAACGATCGTCCCTGGAGCATGTGCAAGTGGGACGAATTCGGCGCCTTGTTCGTCACTACGCCGGGAGGCTTGGTCGGGGATTGGCGCTGCTTCGTCGCTAACACAGTGACTGGAGCTTGGTGTCGGTTCACTGGATGGGACGCGCTGCAGTTCTGTGCCCTGGCCGGCAGCATGTTCTTTGGCACCCAGGACGGGCGCGTCGTGCAGGCCGACGTGCTCGGCAAGGACTACAGCTCGACGCGCCCGCCAACGCCCGCCCAGGAAGGGACCGGGGCTTGGCCGCTGCGTCCCTACACCTGCGTCTATGTCGGCGGGTGGGAAGTGTTCGGACAACCACCGTTCCTGTTCACACTGCGGCAGGCGCGCTGTTCGTTCAATACGCGCGCCAATGAGCCGTTCATTCCGTTCATGACAGCATGTGTCAATTACGTGATCGACATTCCGCCGGCCCCGCCCGCTGGTCCTGACTTCGGTCCAGCCGAGGTGTGGGATGAGGGCTTGTGGGGAGCTGGTGCCGTGCCGCCTCCGACAGAGCCGCCGCTGGAGGCGAACGAACCTGGAGCCGCCCGCTGGGATCAGCCAGGGTCAGGAGTTGCGCCAACGCGCACGACCATGTGGGTGTCGATCGGGGAGACGGGCTGGTCGCATGCCCCGATCGTGCAGGTGTCGGTGTTCCAGCAGGCCAGACCGGACGTCGAAATGCTTGGGATCAGCATGCTGGCGGAGAAGGCCGGCGTTGCAGTCTAGGGACAAGTCGCCATGGCAATGATGTATCCCGAAACTTCCCCGACAGCGCCAGTCTCGCGCGAGGATCTGGCTGCGATCCTGGCAATGCAGGGGATGAATGCCGGCGATGCCGCACAGGCCGGCTTCGGCCCGGGCCAGGGGTCACAATCCATGTCCGATATGCTGGGCGGGATGCCGGGATTTCAGGGCCGAGGCGATTTCAACGGAGCGCCGCCGGCAAACAGCAATCCGGACGACAATGCCGCAGTGAACCAGGGCGACATGGTCACGGCGAATGCGTCGATGGTTGCCGAAACAGGAGCAGTTCCGGCAAGCGTGTTTGGGCGAGAGGGAGACAATAACAGCCAAGCTTCCAAGGATGCGCGAGATGCTATTGCCGAAACCATGGCCACGAACGCGTTGAATACGATGTCGATGTCGGATCGCAACGTGACGGCTCCGGGTTGGGGTACGGGCTATCAACCAGACTTCAGCGTCGCAACCCCCAATGCAGGAGCTATCGTTACTGGCCCTGGTATTCCTGGATTTTCTGGTTCCCCGTTTAGCGGTCGTGGCGGCCCTGACCGGGAGGGTTTTGGCTCGATTGTTGATTACGCCCCCAATTCCAATGTTGATGATTTTGGCAACCCGATCTCTCCGGATACGGATCGATCCATTACCGCGCCGGGTTGGGCCACGGGTCCGCTTCCGGAAGGACCGGGCGCCCCAGGCTGGGATACCGGAGATACCGGCAATCACGCCATTGCCGACATGCTTGCCGACGCGCTTGCTGATCCAGGCTGGGGTGGGGGTGTGGTTGCTCCTGGCGGAGGCGGCGGAGCCCGCAGTGGCGGCGGAGGCGGCGGAGCCCGCAGTGGCGGCGCAGCCACCACTGGCGGCTTCAACGAAGGCGCAGCCAACCAGGGCATCGCGGACATGATGGGCGCCGCCCTGGCAGATCCAGGATGGGGCGGAGGCGCCAACGCTCCTGGGAGCGGCGGCTATGGACCGGACTTCGCCGGAACCGGCGGATACAGCGGCAGCGGCGACGTGGGCAACACTTCCGGGGCGGGAGGTGCCGTCGGCGGCTTCGGCGGCGGAGTAGGCGGCGGAGATGGAGGCGGAGTAGGCGGCGGCGGAGTAGGCGGCGGCGGCGGCGGCGGCGGTCCCGGCAGCGGAGCCGATCCGGGCGGAGGCGTCGGGTGATGCTGCGCTACATCTACGATCAGGACCAGCTGGTGGCGGACTTCGTTGCGCGATCCAAGATCGCGTCCGGCTTCACCCAGCGCGCCGGCTTCACTGATCGCAATCTGCGTGCAATCGGCATCATCAACCAGGACAACGAGCTGATCGCGGGCATCGTCTATTTCAACTACAATCCGGAAGCCGGCACGATCGAGATGAGCGCCGAGGCCGTGCCGAAACAGAACTGGCTGACGCGCGCGACACTGGCCGTGATGTTTCAGTATCCGTTCATCCACTGCAATTGTCAGATGTTGATCACCAAGACGATGGCGCGCAGTCTGCACGTGCAGCGGATGCTGGCGGCGATGGGGTTCATGCTTATCCGCATCCCACGTGCAGGCGGACGGAACGACGATGGTGTGATTGCCCTGCTGACTGTCGAGGACTGGCTGGCAAACAAATTCTGCCAGAGGTTCAGTCATCACGTTACGGTCAAGGCTGACGAGGCTGCATAAGGGAGGATGTCATGGGTTCATGTTGCACGCCGGATGCCCCGACGCCGCCCAATCCGTTTGCGACGGCAGCGGCGCAGACCGGGACCAACGTGTCGACTGCGCTCGCTAATTCGTATCTGGGCAACGTTAATCAGGTCACGCCGCAAGGCACCCTGACCAACAACGTCACGGGCAACTACAACTTCACCGATCCGGCGTCAGGGGCGAACTATAACATCCCGCGCTGGACCTCGACACAAAGTCTGCTCAACCCGACCCAGTACCTGCAGCAGAACCCTGACGTATTGGCAGCTGCGAAAGCATCTGGCCAGGACCTAAATCAATTCGCAATGCAACATTATGACCAGAGTGGACGGTTTGAAGGTCGTTATCCCGGAACGGCACAAGACACTTATAATACAAATGAGCAGTCCAAGCTTAATATGGCGCAGATGGCCAATCAGCAATCCGGTTCATTGAAGGGCCTGCTCGGAACGCCGTTCAATCCGACTGCCAGCGCTCCGATGGCTGGAGACTACAACTGGATCCATATGCGCGGCCTGCCGACAAATCAAATCGCGCAGACGGATCCATATGCGAAGGACTATGCATCAGGTGGCGACATCCAGGACACCTACGGACCCACCGACAACTTCTCTGCCGATCGCCAGCGCATCGAGCAGAGCATGTTCGAACGCGTCAATCCGCAGCTGCAGCAGGACGAGAGCCGGTTGCGCCAGCAGCTTGCGGACCAGGGGATCCGCTATGGATCGCAGGCCTATCAGGGGGCCTACGATCCCTACAACAGGCAGGTGACGGATACGCGCCTTGGCATCGTTGCGGCCGGCGGCGCCGAGCAGCAGCGCATGAACCAGATGGCGCAGCAGCAGGCGCAATTCGGCAATCAGGCCCAGGCCCAGCGCGAGGGCCAGAACGCTGCGCGAGCTGCCTTCGGCAATCAGGCTGCGCAGAGCCAATTCGAGCAGGCTGCCCAGCGCGGCGCATTTTTCAACCAGGGCCAAGCGCAGGATCTCGCCCAGGGCCTCACAGGCATCAATACCGCGAACCAGATCCGCAACCAGTACCTGCAGGAGCAGTACCAGCAACGCGCGCAACCGATCAACGAAATCACTGCGCTTATGTCTGGTTCGCAGGTCAGCCAGCCAAACTTCATCAACGCGAGCAAGACCCAGATCCCAACGACGGACGTCGCCGGCTTGATCAACCAGAACTTTGCCCAGCAGAACGACATCTACAAGACGCAGTCGTCGCAGTGGGGAGACATCGCAGGCGGCGCGCTCGGTGCCGCAGGGCAGATCGGCAAGGGCTACATGATGTCGGACGTGCGCGCCAAGGAGAACATCGCGCCCATGGGTTCGGTGATGACCACCAAGGGCGAGCTGCCGATGTACGAATACGACTACAAGGCCGAGCACGACGACGGGAAGCGTCACTTCGGTCCGATGGCACAGGACGTCGAAAAGCTCGATCCAAAGGCCGTCAAGCAAATCGATGGGCTCAAGCATATCAAGCGCGAAAAACTCGCTTCGATCTTTGGGAGTGCATGAGCCATGGCCGGCACCGATGACATGATCAGCTCGTTCTTCTACGCCAATCCGACTGGCGAGGGGATGACCTACGAGCAGCTGAAGGCGCGGCGTGCCATGGCTGCAGCCTTGGCGTCAAAGTCGCGCGACTATCCCAACACGGTCGGCAAAGGCATTTTCTCGCTGGGCGAGAGCATTGGGGAAACGATCCGCGATCGCAAAATGGATGCGGAGGAAAAGCGCATTCGTGCCGGCGACGAGAAAGCCAACGAGGAGCTGCGCAAACTGAACCCGAGCTATGCG